TAATGCACTGGTGTTATCGGGCTTAGCTTCACCTAGAGCTGTTTCGGTTGCTCCTGCCATGTCTTTGGTCCATGTGATTAAACTTTCTAACATTCGCCATATATCATATGACAATTGACTAGGTGCTTCGAATTTAAAAGCATCATGTACAGAACCGCTTACACCAAACGCTGCCCCTGGACTACCAGAAGGTTTACCCATTAAATCTTTATTGTATATCATGATAGGATGCGCACCTTTAGTGATTGACTTCAAGGCATTGTATAACATCTTATTGATTGCGAATTGGTTATATTTCATTGATGTTATTTCAGATAACCCATAAGCAGACTCTTCTTTTTCTTCCCAATCCATATGAACAAGTGGATATATAGTTAAATCTGTATCCCATGGTTCTTTAACAACTAAACCAGGTGCAACTATAACACACCAAACTTTACCTTCTTCTTTCCAATACTTTATAGAACCCCATACACGTTCCGAACCATCTAATTCTTTACCATCACCAAATGTATTCTTTGTATCGTCTTTGCTTGGTTGCAATAATTTTATCTCTTCATCAGTTCTACCAGACTTTTTTGCTAAGTCTTTCCACCACTTTAAAGAGTTTTCAACATCTAACAAATGGTATTCTTGTGTCTGTATTTCTGGATCTGTTATGTCTGAAGGATGCCAGTTTAAAGAGTGTATCTTTTCTTCTATAAAGTCACCTTTTGATAACACATCATTACCAGCTTTGATCGTTTCATCCCATCTAAAATGCGACAATCCTTTTCCAGCTACATTAGATCTCTGTAGTAGTTTTTCATCAGTAACAACAACATCAAGACGTTCATCTGTTTCTTTGGCTAATTTTGTATATAAGTCTGCGCCTTTAATGTAAAAGTCTTTCTTTTCCGAATCGCTTTTAACACCTTTTACTTTAAAAGTAGCCGTTAGTATTTCCACCATAACAGATGCTATTTTAAACTTCTCTATACGGCCTACGATTGGTATAGAAGGCTTTTCTGCTTTGTTAGTTACAGGAAGTCCATACCAACACTCATTATTGAATATACGGTCATTTTCTGCTATTACCGACCTCATAGGTGATACGTAACTTTCACCAGCTTTCGCTTCTGCTTGTACTTCGGTTAATATTTTTTGCATATCCTTTTTATTATTTTCCATGATCCACCCCATTAAAGTTCATGATTTCTTGTTCGTCTTTCTGCTCTTGTGTAAGTTCTGTTTTTTTCGCTTCTGAATTTGCCAACTCTTGCAATTTAACAACTAATAAATCAGAAAGAACTTTCTTGTTATCGTTGTCCACAATCGGTATTGATTCTATTAACTTGTCTATGATATCCATTTAACCCTCCAATCCGTATGTTTTTAAAGAACATTAATAATCGTTCGTCTTTTATTGTATTATAACACCAAATAAAAAAAACCTCAATTAAGAGGTTTAGAAGAAGTAATTCCATATAGCTTTTATGGTTGTTTTCCATTCTTTTGTTTTAAAGTTGTACTGCTTTCCATCTACATATAAATTATTATTGTTCACCGTGACATTATTCCCTTTACCTTTTGGAAATTCTATTCTTTCGCCATTTATCACAGCTACACCTTGATTTTGTATGATAGTACTAGTTAATGTGATGTTTTTATCCATACCATCCTCCTCTCTATAAAAGGAAAAGCCCTCACACAATGTAAGGGCTAACTTTATTCCTGAAGAGATACAACTCTTGATTGTACCTGTTTACAGATGAATTTTATAGATTAAGTGTACCCCCATAACAGTCTCTGGAAAACTATACGTATGATATAGCCCTCCGTGTGCGGTCGTTACAGGCGAGTAACCCTTTGTATTAACATCTGTACATTAATTATATATCTAAAAATTAACTTTGTCAACATATTCGTCAACATCATCCCTTAACGCTATCGGTAACGAATGTTTAATTTTCTTCAGTGATACAGTTTCGTGTTGTTGCCATCTTATAGCTATGTTTATTGCTCTTGACATTATCATATCATCATGCATACCTTTGGCTGCTTCTGGTCTACCTTTTTCATTCTTGATGAATGTAGTCATTTCTAATAGTAAGTCTAAATCTAATAGCTTGTAAGATTCTTCTCTTACGAATGTTTTTAACTTTCCCAACATATCAGGCCTTGTGGCTTTATTAGTGTTAAACCCGAACTTCTTAGCCATCTTACTAGTAAAAGAATCTTCTGATTGTTTTCTGATAAAGAAATGATCATACCCAAGTCTTTCTAATTCCTTTTGAGGATGTGTAGAAAAGTTGGTTTCTATTCCTGCAAGCGCGTTAATGTATCGCCCTTGTTCATCATTAGGTTTAGAATCATAGAAGTTTTCATAGTAACATTCGTTTAGTTCTCCATACCATTTACCGAAGCAATACATTTGTCTGGCATATAAATCTTCATCGTAATTTATTCTAAGAGTGGCAACATCTTTCTCATTGGTATTGTCTGTCATGTAACCAATATTCCAGTCCGAACCTTCTCCTGCAGTATCACCACTTAAAACATAAGGATACCCTTTCTTTGGATGTGAATATATCTTTATAGGCCCATTAGGGTCACTTACCCATTTGATAGAGGAATCTATAATTAAATGATTCTTATATTCAAATTCAAATTCGCCCTGGTCTAAAGGTGGGATAGTATTTTTAATTCTTCTATTGACTTTTGCTTTATCGAAGAACGTGCCTCCTGTTACTCCCCATTGTCCATCGCAATACACATCAGCTTCATCGGGATCATTCTCTCTCAACTCTCTCATTACTTGTCTGTATGCAGAGTCAATGAATTTGTTATCTCTGTATGTTGAGTGGACCAATAAAGTTGTATAATACATTTCTATCATCCAGTCACCTAAACCATCTTTTGCTTCTGGATCCCATACAGTGATAGTTTTCTCTAGCATTTCATCTGTTATAGGGTTATCTTTATAATAAGGGAAGTTTTCAAACTCTTTTTGTCCTCTAATTGTTAATGTACGGTCAATCATTACCGTTTTCTTATTCCCCTCAGAATCCCTTGTAACAACTTTTTTTATTCTATCACTAAAATACATCTTATTAATATAGTTAAGGCTACTAACAGGGTTAAAAGTTATATATATTTGCATTAAACCATGATAACCTCTTAATCTTCTGTTGAGTTCTCTTACATCTGCTGCAAGTACCTGGTCACCTTCTTCAATCCATACTGAAGTAATATCAAATATAGATTTTAGTTTGTCAACATCATCAAGTCCTGAGAAGATAATTTCCCCTTTATCCCCGTTGAATATCCTTTCGTTACCTTGTGCTTTGGTTCTTTCAAACACTTTATGAAACGGTGTTCTGCTCCACAATAAAGGGAATTGTGACTTAGCCACCTGTTTTTGTTCTGCTCTTACACATAATATTCTAGCATCATCGGCTTCGAGGGCCCTTTCTTCTACTCTATCGGCTATTTCATACGATTTACCCGAACCTGAGCCACCAATCATAACTACATTTCTACCTTTAAACTTCCTTACGACAGAAAAGACAGGGTTTCTCCTGTCATTTATTGCTGCTTCTTCTTCTAAAAGTTTTAAAAGTTCTACTTCTTCTTTATCAGTTAACATATATTCACCTGCCTATGGTAGAAGTTAATCAAATGTTGAAATTTAGCCATTCTTATTTTTTGCATAATAACTCTTCTATTCGTGCTTTTCTATCTTCTGGTGTCAATTGCGTTACATCTTCATTAATGTTATGGTTAACAGTTTCCACTTTATCAGTGAATAGCTTCAAATGCTTGCCTAACATTTCGTTAGCTTTAAGTCTGCCATTTAGAGCATCTTTGTCTATATATTCAATACCTTCTATATCCGTTGTAACAGTTTTTTGTTTACATAGGTCTCTTACTTCCATTATGTCATTTAATACGTTCTCTGCCGTTATTTCGACCTTCTTAGCCCTTTTATTCATTAACTCTTGTATCTTTTCTTGAATATCAACAAATGTCAAGAGTTTAGAACCTTGTGTTCTTGC